GATGAGCCAATACAGGAAATTGTTAACGAGGATGTCACTGGAGAGATACCCCAGGAACAGGACCTGGAACAGATAGAACTTACTGAAGAAGAAGTTGCTGTTGAAGTAGCTGAAGTAGAAGAAATTGTAGAAGAAATTGTAGTTGAAGAAGCTACTGTCGAAGAAGTTGTTGAGGTCCTAGAAGAAGTTAATGATATTGGTGTACAGAACTTAGACCAGGCATCAGAAGAAGTACAAGAAGTTATACAGGCTGTAGTTGAGGAAGCTATTGAAGATGTAGCTGAACTTACAGAAGAACAAGTAGAAGTTGTAGCTGAGGTACTCCAGGTAGAGGCAGAAGACGTAGAGATAATAGCTGAGTCTGTTAAAGAGGACGAGGTTATAGCTGAGGCAGTAGAAGAGTACGTTGAGAGAGCCGTGGAGAACGCTGACGTAGAGAATTACACACTAGCTGACGTTGTGACAGAGGTATCTTATGAATCGTTTATAGAAAATCCTATAGAGACATTCGTAGATTTTAATAATTTAGGAGACATAACTGTTGCAAACATAGGAGATGACATGACTCAAGACCAGAAGGAAAAAGCTCAAGAGGTTGTAGTGCCAGTTATTCTGACTAGAATAGCTAGTATGGCAGCTTTCATGTTTAGGAGAAGTTGATGATTAAAAAGCTATGGGCTTGGTTTATCGCAGCAATTAAAGAAACATTAAACCTTAGTTGGACTTTGGTTGGTTTAGTTATTGCAACACTTACCTTGACAGGTTCTGCACAACAAGTAACAGGGTTAGCTACGTTAATAACATTAGCTGTATGGTTACTTACTATTAGTTTTAGAAAGGATTAATGATGCAACTAGATGTTATTAGAACACAGTTCGGCAAGGATGCTACCAACGGTATGCTATTTATAGATGGTCTATTTGAATGTTATACATTAGAAGACCAGTATCAAGCAGTCAAAGTAATGCACGAGACCTGCATACCTGAGGGTACATACGATGTACAGTTTAGAAAGACTGGTGGTTTTCATGCCAAGTATACAGAGAGATACAAGAACGCACATTATGGCATGTTGCACATACAAAACGTACCTAATTTTACTTACATACTGATACACACTGGCAACACAGATGAGCATACCAGTGGGTGTCTCATTGTTGGAGAAAGTCAACAGGACTTAGACATATCTGCTGACGGATTTATAGGTTCAAGTGCCGTAGCGTACAAGAAAATGTATGCAAAGGTGGCTAATCAATTACTACAAGGTAAGAAAGTTACCATTAAATACAATACAATAAACAATCTATTAGAAAATAAACCATTGGATAACAAAGCTAAAGACCATTTGATATTAGCTGAGTCTGTATATGATAAATTGCAAGAGATAAACGGTAATGTCATCAAGACTAATGCTATGATTAAAGGTAGATTAATAAACTAGGAGATTATAAATGAGTGCAGAACTTAAAGATATGTTGGAGAGAACAAGTTGGACCTTCGTAGAAGCGTTCATCGGTGCTTTAACAGTAGCTCCATTGGTAGGTGTAGACGCTGAAGTACTTCAGTTGGCTGCTCTTGCAGGTGGTGGTGCAGCTTTAGCTGTAATTAAGACTTACGCCAAAAAACAAATTGGTGGTAACTCACAATCAGTCAGCAAATAATTTAATTAAATACACGATTTCTAAGTAAACCTCTATAGACTGTTGGTAACAGGGCTAAAGGAGGTTTTATGCCAAAGAAAAAAAAGCTATCCTCTGAAGAGTTAGGTAATAACTTTTACAAAGCAGGATGGATGCCAGGCTATGAGATAGATAATGTCACTGGTCTTGGAGAAATCACACACGTAGGAAACGACCCCAACTATCAATCAAAGTATGATGACATACTAAAAGAGTGGGGCTTTGACCCAAACTTATATGAAATAGATGGGCAAGTTCGTGCATCTAGTTGGAATACACAGCTAAAAGGTGGACAAGTCGAGACATTCTATGCGTTTAAAGGTATTGTTCGCAAGAAAAAACCAGGTCACGACAAATACTTTAAGCAATTACTGAGTGCTGCAAAAAGAAAAGTACCCATAAAGAAGTACGACAAGGGTGGAGACACAGCGTTTATGTTCTTTATGAGTGACTGGCAACTAGGTAAAAAAGATTACGGTGTAGAGAATACAGTCAAGAGATATGATGTAGCTTTACAAGATGCAGTACAAAGAATTAAAGAACTACGTAAAACTAACGTACAAATAGATGAGATATATATAGCAGGTGTTGGAGACCTTACAGAAAACTGCTACGGATTCTATGATTCTCAACCATTTAATATAGAGCTGACACTAATAGAACAGTACGCACTAGCTAGAAGTATGATGATGAAAACAATAGATACATTCTTACCATTAGCTAAACGTATTGTATTGTGTGGAGTACCAGGTAATCATGGCGAGACCTCCAGGTCAGGCAAGGGTCAGGTTACAACTACACGTTTAGATAACTCAGACACTATGCACATGGAAATATGCAAAGAGATTATGTCTGCTAATCCTGATAGATATGGACACGTAGAAGTAAACATACCTGAAGGATTTCATCAGAACATTACCGTCAAAGGTAAGACTGTTGCTATGACACATGGACATATGTCAACAGGTGGTGGTAACGCTGAAGCTAAGATAGAATCGTGGTGGAAAGGACAGATGTATGGTTTCTTACCATCGGGAGACGCAGAGATTCTTGTAACAGGTCACTATCATCACTTTCGTAGTAAGCAGCAAGGAGATAGAACTTGGTTTCAGTGTCCTTCATTAGATAAGAGCATAGACTTTACTGCAAGGACAGGTAACTGGTCACACCCAGGTGTCTTATCATTTACTGTCAGCAATAAAGGTTGGGATAACTTAAAAATCTTGTAGTTTGTGTGGTACATAGTGCCACTACTATATTGTCTCTTGTCTGAGGGCAACCTCGCAGGGGTAAAACCTTAGTGTTTGTAGGCTTTTAATTGTTTAATAATATCTTGTATGGTTTCTTATTGCCATGCAAATCTAACTCTGGATAAAACTTCATAGGTATTCTTTCGTCATTCCATTGTGTTGTTACCTTTGTGTATGATAACCACACTGGTTCAGCATCAGGATGTGCAAAGTAAGTTATGCCTACCCTAACATTAGAATACGGTTTAGCTTTCTCATACATCTCGGATAGATGTTGATAGTCACTGCCTTTAAACTTTAAAGTTCCTTTAACCTCTGCTATATAGAGTTTGTCTTTAATAACAAAGACATAGTCTGGAACTAATATTATCTGTAATGCTATCCACATCTTCTTCATGTTTGGTGTTAGCTTAGGGTCAGGTCCAAGTTTAATCCAGTCCTCACCTTCTATTAGATTATTCTTTTTAAAATACTTTTGCATACACTCGTCAGCCATGTCTGGTACTGACTGTCTTTCTTTCCAACTGTTTGTAAATTTCATATCATCTCCTAAAATGGTATCTCTTTTGTCTTAACGCCCTGTGATTTTTTATCTAATAAGGCATGGCACTCTCGGTACTCCCATGACCAAGGTTTTGTTTCATCAGCTACTAACTTATATCTTCTACCACAATAGACATTTCCCTCTTGGTCATAGTAAGTTATGTTATTAACTCCTTTGCAATTAAAAGAACTTTTACATTTAGTATCAGGTGCAGGTGGTATATCAAAATTATGTTCAGGATATTTTTCCTTAATCCTATCAATAAGTTTATCTAAGTTACTACCTGCTTGTTCTAAAGCCATTCTGTTGGGCAGTCAGTGTCACCCCAAGCTGTCCATCCACAACCCTCGTTGCCTTGATACTTACTGCAACTCCAACTAGGTATCTTGCCGTACTTGTCTGGGTCATCCTGTTTCTTTTGTCTATTGTCTTCAATGTATTCTGTCTTGCTACACTCTGGACAACTTCTTGTCTTGTCTTGTACCTCACCAAATACTTCTTCAACTATTTCTACATCAGTTTTTTTTTCGTCAACTTGCTGTGTTTCAAAGACTAAGTCTTTAAATATTTCTATTTGTTTATCATCCCAGTCTTCTACTTCCTCTGGAAATCCCTTAGAAACTACATCCCTGTACACATCTCTCTTAATAACTGCTTTAACTACCTCATCACTTACAGTCGCAGTCATAAAAGTATTAAGTTGTTGTGCGTTGTTAGGTTGTTCTTCAACATCCTTAGCAAAATCTTTCTTTGCTTTCTCTAATACCTTGATGTCCTCTTTGTCTTTAGTCATCTTAGGTTTGGATGTCTGTACTTCTGCGTAGTGTTCCTCTTCAGTTACACCACCTGTCCATAGTTCTAAACCAATACCTAATCTCATGCAACATCTTTTAATACCGTCTGATACTGCCAGTTTAAGTATCTCTGATTCAGTTATGTTTCTTTTTACTGCGTTTACATCAACATCCCCAACTTCTTCTATGGTCTGGTCTGTTGATTTAATATACAGTCTGCACTTTGCTCCAATGATTGCCCCAGTTTTATCTCTAGTTTCTTCAAAGGTAAAGTCGTAACCACCACCAATGACATCTACTAATCGTTGTGTGTATATGTGATGTGGTACATAGTCACCAAATTTGCCCTGAGGTGCTTTCTTTACAACACTCTTTGGAAAATCTTTGGTTAATTTTTTTTGTGTTTCCTTATTCATTCTTCCTCTCCTTGCTTGTCTGTTTCTATAATTTTATAAACCATTTGTCTACTGCATCCTAAAAGTTCTGCAATTTCAATAGCACTTATACCGTTACTATAACAAAACAGTACGACATTATTTCTTGCAACTATCATACTTGTCAGTTGCTTCTTTAGTTTATTTATATCTTTACTTTGTGTTTTTAATAAAGATTTAATTGAACCCATTTCTAGTAAATGTTGTAGTACTAATGCTTTCATTCTTCCTCCTTATTTGCTTGCTTACTCATCATCTCTTCTGCTATTGCTTGTGTGTTTTCGTTATGGTCTTCAACAAATACATCTAATAAATCTTTAATCTTATTTGTGTTCAGTGTTGTAAGTAGTGGAGAGGTGCTTACCTCTTGTCCACCACACGCATTAGCTAATTGTATAGCCCATTTTTTAAGTGCTTTAGGTTCCCTAAATATATTAGGCATTTTTCCTCCTCTATTTTATTTGTGTGTTATTCGCTTGATTCTAATTCAATGACTCTTACTAAGAACATACCACCTAAATCTTTAAGCTCTCTAACTTTGCACTTCGCATCATGCTTGTTGTCGTACTTAAATATCATACTCCCACCGTAAACGCTTACGCTATGTACTTCGTATATCATAGATTCTCCTATGTAAACTACCATTTAATTATAGTCTCCTTGTTGTCATTCCGTGTAAACTTATGTTTATTTTATGTGAGGTTGAGGTGAAGTACAAATGGATTAAACTCCACCTCATTAAATTTATTCTCCTTCTCCTCTGAACATCTCCTCAAAACATTCTGGGTGTACGCCAGTCAACAGTTGTTCTCGCTCTGCTCTGCTATGTTCTGGAAATATGTCCTGTATTAATCTGCGTAGGTGTCTTGGTGTTTGGGTAAACTCAATGTACTTTTCTGGGTCTACCATTACTGTACCTGTCTGCCTACAATGTATACATTCTTTAGTTGATACTGCGAACATTATTTTATGACCTCTATACAGCTAATGTCATCTTCTCCTAGCATAACACCAAACTCTTGGTCAAAACTATCCCTTACTTTTTGTTTGTATTCTTCTATATTGTTAGCTTTGAACCTGTTTCCAACAAAATGTAATTCTACTAAACAGTTATATTCTTTAGCCATTATTCTTCCTCCTCTTTTGTATCTCCGTAGACACTGACAAAACTGTCATCTCCATATTCAACGCCATCATATTTTACTTGTATGATATTGTCATCATATCGTATCACTTCAATACTATACTCATGCATGTGTGCATCTTCTGCTATCATATTGAGTTCATGTTCTGTTAGTTTTTTTTCGCTGGTAACAGTCCACCTTCTAATATCATGAGATGATTCTTCTAATGTGTATTCGTGTATAGCCATTACTTTGTACCTTCTATTACACCAATAGCAATATAATATTCGTGTAGTTCGTGTTGTTGCTCTTCGTTTAACATTCCTACAACCCAGTTATATCTATCCATGTTTATATTATTCTGTCTTCTTTGCTCCTTGTAGTCTTTCCGTAGTGCGTAGTTGTCAGCCATTAGCCCAGATATAATCCAAGCTATGGCTATTAATCCTCCAATTACATACACCATATTTATGACACCTCCTTTGTTTGTATTACATCTTTATTATCAATATAAAATCCCTCACCATCAAATACTAATTTTGCATGGTCAGTAAATTTTCCGTCTGGCGTGATGAAATTGTTTTCTATTGAAGCTGTTATGTTATCCAAAATTATTTCATCTGTAATAACTTTTCGTGCAACTTTCTCATTATTAATAATGTGCTTATAAAACATAAAAACCATATCCATAGTCAAATGACCTTCTTTATGTAATTTTTCAGTCATTTTAAAATAGTCATTAGCTTTATATTGTTTATTTCTATACCCACTTTCAAGAACTATGCCTTGAAATCCTTTTATTTGGTTAGCCATTGTTTTCTTCTCCTTTGTTTGTTACTTAATATTATAACGCCCTTGTCTTCCATGTCAAGTATTATTGACAAAGAAAAACCTTCTAATTAAAGAAGGTTCTTCTGGTATCGTATAACAAAGGGCAGGTATACGACTATCTATTTATTAAAATAGAGTTTGTGCTTGTGATTATATGAAACGCTCCCCTTGAATCTATCAAGTAGATATTCAAAGTCTGCCTTCACATCGTTGTAGTGGTTATAATAATCTGCATCTTTTAGATTTTGTGAGAAGTAAAGTATATTTTTACCGTCTACTAATATAATTTTATACTGCTTCTCGTGGTGAAAGTCTTCACTCTCTTCTAATGCTAGGATTAAGTCACTACTTTCATAGATACCATGACCATATATATTAAATAGATTTCCGTGATTGCTTTTAGTATCTACAAATCCAATTCTTTTTATCTTAGCATTAAACCATTTACGATTTGCTAAAGTAAAGTATTTACTCCCTTGAATTAATGTATGCTCAAACAATTCTGTCTGGTCATCTGCTGACGGTCTTATTGCTAATGTATTATTAACAGTCTTTGTTTCTTCCATTTTTAGTTTCTCCCCTTCTTTTTTTTATTAAAGCAATCATTACAAATAAAGAAGTTGATGTTTTCATCTTCCATTTTGAAACAATATCTACACATAAAGACCTTCACCATTATAATATTTTTGCTCAGTTTCGCATATACCTAGCGAACAGTCATTACACAATTCATCTTCTATCTCTACTTCGTTATTGATACCCTGTAACTTACAGCACCAGCATTTATATTTCATTGTTGTATTCTCCTTTGTTTATGATACTTATATAAGTATCTATCTACCCACTACTAAGTGGGCAGTTAGATAATTACTAATCTTTATTTAGTAAATCACTTAGTTTCTTTTGCTTATAGTCTGCTGAGCGTTGGATATAATCTAGTGCTGACTGTTCAAGGTCATCCTTTAGAGTTTGATATTTCATATCAGGTAACCAATTACTAGCCAGTTTTAATATGTCGTTTAACTCTTTAACTATCTCTGTATTTTCCATAGTATTCTTTCCTTTGTTTGTTTATATGTCTACTCTACTATACATTATAAATTATACAAGCTATATATAAGATAAATTATTAACAGTCATACCCCCCTTAGTTATCGTTTAAATTTAGTACAACCTAGGACAGAACGATACCATTATATATTATTATGTTGCATTAGTATTTCTATATTTATGTATGTAACCCAACGCAACATAATTAAATTATTGTTGCATTAATTAGGTGGGGGTTCAATGTCGCCCCCTATATTATATTATATGTAGACGCTAAAAATATGCTGTTAAATCTATTGATTTACACTGCAGTAATGTGGTACAACATGTAGTGGTACTAGATGTAGTATGTACTATATATAGTTATAGTAATAAAGTAAAAGATAAACACAGCTAACCCTGTGTCATCCCTCCCAAACCGATAACAAACCATTTAATGACTTATTGTAATATATGAAGTAATAGGCTTTTACCCTAGTTACCATGGTCCTGCTAATCCACTTTATTGACTGTAATTGTCAAGATTTCTTTTCTAAAAGCAGGAAGAAACCTTTGCTTGTAGTTCTACTATAGCAGGTATTTTTTCTATGGTATACTTTTTTTGATGGGGTTTTTGTATAGTAAGAGTTTCCTCCTTTCGCTTACGCCTAACTCAAGAATCCCATCAGTTTTACTTGTATATACACAATATATGGTATACTAAGAACATCACTTTATAGTGATTCAGAAGATGGCTATTCACATAGCTTCCCCTTCTTTGTTTGTTAGTCGACCCCTCACGCAAGTGAGGGAGAGGCTAGACATAAAAATTTTTTTTACACCTACATAAATTTATAAGTAACTTACAATACAAGCACAATAGAATAACAGATGACACTCTGTACAAGGTAAATAAGACCCTTTCTGTCCGAGAGGGTTTTGTTTTACTATACTGATTTAATGCTTATTAAAGATTGCAAACTTTGTAATAACCGTCTGAAGTTTATTCGGAAATGGAAATACTGTGCTAACCTAGGTTGTACAGAGTATAAGAAAAAACTTAGGAGATATGATGCCAATAGGCAAAAAAGGAAAAAAGAAAAAATACAGCCCCAAGAGGAAGAGTAAACGAGGTATGTACTAATGGCTGCTAAAAAAGGTTTGTATCACAATATGAACAAAAGAAAAAAAGCAGGTACAAGTAGGTCAAAGAAAAACTCTACTATCTCACCTAAGGCGTATGCCAATATGAAAAAAGGTTTTCCTAAAAAGAAAAAATGAAAGTATATACAAAAGCAGGTAAAGAGTTTAAAGGCTCTCACCACAAAATGCCTAATGGACAAATCCATTCAGGAAAAAAACATAGTAAAAATAGTAAGCGTTTATATAAAACAAAGAAAAGATAATGGCAACATACCAAGGTAAATCAGTTAAGTTAAATTCGCCTTCTGCAATAGGTAAGGGTGAACCAGGGTATGGTAGAAAAAAATCTAAAGTATATGTTACTAAGGGTGACAAAGTAGTCAAAGTAATGTTTGGTGACCCAAACATGGCTATACGAAAAAACAACCCAGGAGCAAGAAAATCTTTTAGAGCAAGACACAACTGTGATACTGCAACAGACAAAACCACAGCAAGATATTGGTCTTGCAAGGCATGGTAGATAAACAATTATGTTATGCAGGTGGATGTCACAAAGTACTACCTGCTAAAGCAAGAAAGTTCTGTAGTGAACGATGTCGCAACAGAGTCAACAAACAAAAAGCTAGAGCTAAACAAGCAGGTAAAGAATGGACACAAGTTGATGATAAACTTGATATACCTAGCCAGAAAAAAAATGTACAAACTCGTAGAGGTAAAGTATACGAAGATTTAAAAGAATCTGGTTTAGCTGAAAATATTTTAAAAAAGAAAATGACTTTATCTGATGTAGCTCGTGTTTTAGAAACATCAGTTGCTGCAGTGTCTATGGCATACAATGCCTACATAGAAGATTTAGAAACTATAGAACAACAAAAAAACTGGGAACCTGTAACAAAAAAAGAAATAACTTTAGAAGGTTTTAAAGAATTTAGAGACAGGTACTTTCAGACAGAACAGGGCATAGCTTTTGAGACAGCAGACTTTCATATAGAATGGATTAAGTCTATTTTGAAAGCAATAGAAAATGGTCAACAACACATGATTCTCTCACCACCGAGACACGGTAAAACAGAACTACTTATACATTTTACTGTCTGGCTTATCTGTAATAATCCGAACATAAGAATATTGTGGGTTGGTGGTAACGAAGACATAGCTAAGAACTCTGTATCTTCTGTTATGGACCAATTAGAAAACAATGAATTATTAGTAGAAGAGATATGTGGTCCAGGTGCAAAATTTAAACCACAAAACAGAAGTGGTAAAGCGTGGTCATCTACAGAGTTTACTGTAGGTACAAGAACTGTTACTGGTATTAAAAGTCCGACAATGGTAGGTATAGGTCGAGGAGGTAAAATTTTATCTCGTGACTGTGACATAATAATTGCAGATGACATTGAAGACCACAGTTCTACTATGCAACCTGCGTCTAGAGACAACACAAGAAACTGGTGGACAACAACATTGTCTAGTCGTAAAGAGGAACATACAGCTATGGTTGTAATAGGTTCAAGACAACACTATGACGATTTGTATTCACATCTTTTAGAAAACGAATCATGGATAACAACAGTAGAAGAAGCACATGATACAGGTTGTACTTTGCCTGACTGGGATGAAGGAGACCATGTTGATTGTATGTTGTGGTCAAGCAAAAGAACTTACAAGTGGTTAATGGATAGAAAACGAGCTGCAGAAACTACAGGTGGTAGAGCTATATACGAAATGGTATATCTTAATGTAGCTATGCCAGATGGTCTTGCATTATTTGACAGAGTAGAGATAGAAGAGTGTAGAGACCAGAAGAGGGATATAGGGCAGATACCTGCAGGAGTTAGGTTAATTGCAGGACTTGACCCTGCCTCTACTGGCTATCAAGCTGCTTTTTTGTGGGCATACGATTCCGAAACAAATAAATTATCTATGGTAGATATGAATAACAGTTTGGGTGGTGGTATACCACAAGCACTAGATGTTATTAAAGATTGGTGGAAAAAATATAATTGTTCTCACTGGGTTATAGAAGAAAATGGTTTTCAGAAAGCAATACGACAAGATAGAAGCATAAGAGAATTTGCTTCTGCTCATGGTGTGTTTTTAGAAGGACATCAAACTCATAACAATAAATTTGACCCTTTGTATGGAGTTACAGCTATGAGACCAATGTTTCAAGAAAAAATAATTTCTTTGCCATATCTTAGCTTTGAAGCACAAGAGAAGGTAAACTTATATACAAGTCAGTTAGTGTATTTTAGTTCTGCTAAAAACAGAAGCAAGTCTATAGGTACAAAGACTGACATAGTAATGGCTAGTTGGTTTCCACTAAGAGCTATTAGGCGTATGCAAAAAGAACGGTTCGCAGAACTGGGTCATGATTATACTCCTAGCTTTTCTGGTTACGAACCTAGTAATATGGATGTAGATACATGGAGATAAAGTGCCTTTAAATAACGATGAAATTTATGACAGAATAGATTACCTAAGAAGTATAAACAATGACGCTTCAGTTGATAGGTCTCGTATTAGAGATATTATGAATGGTGGAGAAGCAGCAGTAACAGCTTTGCTAGGCAAAAGCGTTGATGTGGAATACCACGAATTACCTGCACCTAATTTATTTTTAACAGCGTTAGAACGATTTGCACAAAAACTAGGGCGTAGTCCTGATTTAAAAGTAGATATAGTAAACGAAAAAGATTCAGAAAGAGCTAGAAAAAAATCTGAAAAACTAGAACGCATAGTAAATTCTTACGATGGTTTTCAAAAACTTAATATGCAATTACCACAAGTAGGTAGATGGCTACCTGGTTATGGTTTTGTTGTATGGGTTATAAATCACAAAAAAGATAAAGACGGTAATCCTTATCCTTACGCACAATTAAGAGACCCCTTTACTTGTTTTCCTGGTAACTTTGGTAATGACCAACAACCAGACGAACTAGCAATTATATCTCGTGTGCCACACGATACATTAGCTAAACAATATCCCAATGCTAAAAAATATATTTATGAAAAAGATGAGGATGGACAAGTTGACCCTTACTCAGTTTTATTAACTACAGGTTCTAGAAACGGTAGTTGGTCTAACTCTACAGGGTATGGAAAAGTTGTTGTTGAGTTTATGAATGGTGATGGTACTTATGTTTACTTACCAGAAAACCGTAAGACAATAGATTTTATGCCTAATCCGTTAAGGTCAGGACCTTGTTTTGTTGTAGCTAAACGATATTCGTTTGACCAATTACAAAGTCAGTTCCAACACATAACAGGACTTATGGCTAACATGGCAAAAATAAATATTCTTGGAACTATTGCTATGGAAGATGCAGTGTTTACAGAAACAAATATTGTTGGAGAAATAGAATCAGGTAAATACCGTAAAGGTAGATTTGCCGTAAACTACATGGCTCCAGGCTCTTCAGTGTCTAAGCCAGTCAACAATCTACCATATCAATTATTTCAACAAGTAGATAGACTTGAAAGACATTTAAGACTTGGTGCATCATATCCAGTTGCTGATGATGGTCAATCTCCTAACAGTTTTGTTACTGGTAGAGGATTAGAGGAACTAGGACAATCTGCTTCTTTGCATGTTAGAGAATATCAAAGTGTTCTTGCAGATGCTTTAGAAGAATTAGATTCTAAAAGATTAGAGTATGATGACAGTTTGTTTGGAGGTTTAAGAAAACCTATGGCAGGTATGCACAAAGGTACAGCTTTTAAAGAATCTTATACACCTAGCACTGACATAAAAGAAATGTACAAAACTAGAAGAGTGTATGGAGTAATGGCAGGATTTGATGAGCCACAAAAAATAATTACAGGGTTGCAATTAAAACAACAAGGAATTATTGACACACAAACATTACAAGAAAACATGGATGGCTTAGAAGATATAACAAAAATACAACAACGAGTTAATAAAGAAAAAGCAGAAACAGTTTTGTTTGAATCATTAATGGCACAAGCAGCACAAGGTAATCCTAAAGCTACTATGGCTGCTATTGAGATTCGTAAAAATCCACAAAAAATTTCTGACATATTAGATAAATTCTATACTCCTGAAGAACCTGCTATGTCACCACAAGAAGAAGCATTAACACAACAAGGATTAGGACCTGTACCACAAGGAGAACCAGATATAGCATCTGTGTTAGCAGGTTTAGCAGGAGCTCCACCACAAGGAGGTCCACCACAAGGAGGTCCTCTTGGATGAAGAAATAATTAATAAAATATTTTATGATATAATTAACGGTGAAGATTGGTCTGATACTGTAAATGTTGACTTAGACGATACGCCAATTTTAATTAGAGAAATGTTTGCGTCTAGAGAAGTACCTATAGGTGCATATATATTACCTACATCTATTCCTGGATTGTGGATTAATATTAATTTAAGTTTGGATATAGAAAAACCAGAAGGAGATGATGACGATGCCAGGTGGTAGAAAACCAAGTAAGTTAACCCAAAATACAGATACAAAATTAGATGGTGCTTATGCAGATTTGAAAGCTATACCTGATGATGAGTATGGTGGCAGAGCACAACAACAAGCAGGTATTGACGCTGTTAAAAGAGAAACAACAACAACAGGTGGTATACCTAACATAGGTGAAATGCAAGATGTTTTTAGAAATACAGAAAGAACTAACGAACCAGGCAATGCTCTAGGTGTAGAACAAAATATACAAATGCCAGACGGTACTAATACACAAATTCTTAAAGAGATTATACAAAACAATTATGGATATAAAGTACGAAGTAGGTTTTAATGTCAATCTGGACAGAATGGGGTGACAACTGGAATGAAAGTTATAAAAAAAATCAACAGTACAATACACAATTAAATAATACAGAACAGGCATTAGGTCCTAAAGCTAAAGAATTAGCTAATAGGTATGAACAATTAGAAGCACTTACACCTAACGAAACACCAGAACTATTACTTGCAGCAGTGGACATGAACTTGACTGACGAGCAATATTTAGAAATTTGGTCAGAAACTAAAAACGAAGAATTATTAAATCAAAATAATAGAAGTGCAAAAGTAAATGAAGAAGTACAACAACATTACAATGCACAAACACAACTGTTTCTTCAATTAAATGCAGATACTCTTGGTACCCTAGGAGCAGCAGTTAAAGAAAATTTAAGAAATTTTAAAGAAACAATGGGTTCTTATTTTTTTAATGGCTCTCGCATATTTTTAGAAGCTGCAATTCAAGATGCTGATAGGGCTGCTTATAATTATAATTTAGAATATACAGCAGCATTAGAAAAACAATTAAATGAAGATGGTAAAACATTAGAAGATTCTATAAGTATTGCAGGTTACGAAAGACTAAAAGATAACAACACACCTATTGGAGCTGCTCTTAAAGCACATTTTGAAGCACAACAAATTTACAGGTCACAAAAAAAAACACAATATAAAAATGGTTTACCTTATTATGATGCTTCAACACAAGCAAAACAATTTATGATTGCACGAGGTTTAGTAGATGATGAAGGAAATCCTCTAGTTAGAAAAACAGATTTAGATATTTATTTAGAAATATTCCCAGATTACTTAGCAGAAAATTTAGAACAAGAAGAACAAGTATTAGGAAGACCATTAACTTTTACTGAAAAAACAGGTTTATATTTAAAGACTATAAATGATATTATGAACCCTGATACAGAACAAACAGGTTTTGCAGCTATGTTATCTTCAGCTCCTGAGTTTGACGAGAACAGAAGTTTTGCACAAGATTACATGACAGTAGGTTTACCAGTAACAATAGGAGATGGTCTAGCATATTCTTTAACAGGTAATTTAAGTGCAAGTTATGGTCCAGGAAACCAGATTACAGAGTTTGTAGATAATCAATATTTATTAGTACAATCACAAGCACAAGATTTATTAAGCGAAGGTCGAATTAATGGTACAACATATTATGAAATATTAGATGAAGCTACTGTACAAAGAAATAATTTAATACAAGATATAGGTTACAAAAAAGAATATAGTATGGCAGGATTTTTTGCAGGTACTATAAATGTTGGTAAATATATTTATTTAGACTTAGCTAATATTGTTGTTCCTGGTCAAGGAATTGTAAGACAACCTCTTAAAAATATGGATGAAGCCTTAACTATTTTAGCTAAATCTCTACCAGAGGAACTTGATAAAGGTAAAACACTACAAAATATTTATGATGAAAATATAGATGTTTTTGAGGGTTTAGCAGAAATATTAGTAAATGCTAAGGACAATGGTGTACCTGTTGGATTAAAATTAATAAATGCAGGTTTGCATCCAGACTTTGCTTTTAAAATACAAAATGCAGATACTACAGTAAATGATGTTATAAATATTATGCAAGACGGTATACAAAATGGTTATGTAGCAGATTTGTATTATGGTGGTCGATGGATAGGTAGAGGTAAAAACAAACATTTACAATCGAAAATATTAAATGAAAATTTATTAGCTGCATTAGACACACCGTTAGATGATGGTATAACAACTACAGCAAGAAGAGGTGGAAGTTTTAGAGACCAAATGTTAGCACAAGATATTAAATTACCTAAAACTAAACCTGCAGATTTAAATGACATACAAGAATCATTAAGATATTTTACAAGATATGGTTATCTAGGTTCTGTACCAGAACAAAGATTAGGTGAATTAAGCACAGAGTTTTATAACGCATTGAAAGATGGAAAAACAATGGAAGCTAAAAGTATATTTAAGGACAAACTTGTATCTGGTGAAATAGGTTTACAACTTAAAACTACTTTTGGTTTAACAGATAATGAAATAGATAATTTCTTTAATAAATTTTATAACAATGACGCACAAGGTTTTGATGATACATTTGCTAAACCAATGTCACCAAGTAGAAATCCAGAATTTTATCCTCTAGATGAAGTAGATATAATAACACAAAAACAATTTTCAGATGTAGCAAGTGAAGAACAAATGATACAACTAACACAAAACTCTTTAGAGCTATACAGTCAATTAAAAAATTTAACTATACATGGTCCTGATATACAAGGATTGATTAAAGCAACAAGTAACAAAAGAAGACTTAGAAGCAAATATTTAAATGCAGAGGGTAACGAAGATATATTTGAAGTAGTGCGTAAAGCTGCAGATGAAGGAGAAGAAGTAGATTTTTGGCGTGAAGGCTCACATTTAAATGAATTGTTATCAGACATTAAACCAGATTTTGAAAACCCTAATGTTTTGTTTAAAAGTGTAGAAGGTTTTTCAGGAGGTTTTGATAGATTATTTTTTGGATATATGAGAAATTTTCAATACCCTGCTTTTTTATTAGGCAGGTTGTCATATCCATTAAAACTTATAACTGATGCAATTATTAAAAATAAATTTCTAGGTACACGAGGACCTCTAGATGGTCTTGTAACTTATTTTAAATTAATGCTTAATGATTCAGAAGGACTTCTTGCAAGAGTATTTAAGATAAATCCAGATACAACTATGGTAGGTCCTTATAGAACTACAAAACCTTTAGACAATAAAGCTACTGAGTTACTAGAAGATGTTATTCCTAAATCAGTAAGAAAGGCTTTGGGCATATTGTCTGATTCACAACAATTTGGCACACCAGAATTAGCACAACTTTTTTCTGCAGATGTTAAATTTGTTGATAATCAATTAATGAACATTACAGGACATGACCTCGTTACTATTGTAGATACCGTTAAACATCCAAAAGCATTTGTGTATTTTTTAGATAGATATATAGACGACCCATTAGCCAATATTGTTTCAGGCATGAAAAGAAAAGGTTTTACTATAGACCAAATGGCTGACTATCTCAAAAATACAGAATCAATAAGAAAAATAATTCAGAAAAATAATGATGGTCTTATTAAAAGAGGACCTGCTAGTAGAAATGCTGCTGCAGGTTCAATAAAAACTGACGAAGATTTTATAAGACTAGCAACACATTATTCGCAATCAATAGATAATTACACAGGTGGTAGTTTAAAACTTCTTGATGTCATTGCTGATGGAAAAATAGGCAACATTAATTTAAGAAACTTGGATATATTGCAACCAGAACTACAAGAACAAGCATCAAGAAAAATTATAAAACTTTACAATGAGGTAAAAGAAAAAGTACCTGCAGAGATACCATTTCCAAAGGGAGATAAAAAAAGTTTAGCTGAACAAAAAGGTGTTATTAGAAATTTATTAGACTCTATGTTTTTTGCTACATCACAAGGAGAAGGTACTGCTATTCGTATACCATTTATTAAACAAGCATACAATTTAGCAGTAGACTCTTTTGCAAATTTTGGTCAAAAATCTGCATTAGAAGAAATGTTAAAAGTTCATTTGGACCCAGACACAGCAGTAAATTTAAATAAAGAAGTTATTAAATCTGTAAAAGATAATATAAAGAAAGCAGATAATACACTTGCTGATTATGACGAAGTTTTAAATGTTAACATAAAACCTATTATTTCTAAGAACACTGCGAATGGTGTTACAGAGTTTGTTGTTACTTTGTTTACAGAACAAGGACAAAAAACTGTAGATTATTTATCTACAAATGCTCGGAATGCTGACAGTATAACTTTTACTACTGATGTACAAAAAGCAGAAGCACAAGTTTATGGAGCTGCTAATAAAATAGCTGAAGGAAGATTAGGTTTTGATGACAGTAAAGTAGGTACTTACATATCTAGATTTAATAAAGATGAAATAATTTACAATGGACAATTTGCTAATGAAAAAATTGTACAAGATGTTTTATTAAATGCCTATGACATTGGTTATGGTGCAGAAGATGTAGCATTAATCATTAAAGACGCAGTTAAGTATCTTTCAGAACCTGGTGCTAACAAAAAAGGGTTAGAAAAAATATTAGGTTTATCTGGTAGTAAACCTAATTTATTACAAATCCGTAAAAATTTCCAAGCATCTACCAAAGGTAAAACGCAAAAAGCTAAATACACAGGTGAACAAACATTTGATGTAGGTAGAAAAACTATAGAAAAAGTTTTAAATCAACCAGTAAGAATAGCTGTACCTAAGAACGCATTAAACGAAGAACTCACTGATAGTGTATATAGATTTGTACGAGAAAATCCAGAAGGTTTTAGCCTAGATTTAGGCAATCAAGAATCTTGGGGTAAAGTTGCTAGTTTGTTTGTATCTCCATACAACACCAGAACATTAGTTGTAAGTGGTAAAAATTCTTTAACACCGAATGTATTGAAATCATACATACTTGATAATGGAGATAAGTTAAGATTGACCGACCATGTACTAGGTGGTAGATGGGATGAAGCTAGAGGACAATGGTTTTTAGATGTGTCAGTTAAAATTAATCGTGGTGTACAAGATACAACTATCAATGCTAGTAAAAAAGCGTATGACAAAGCTAAGTATTTAGGATTAGCTGCTGACCAAATATCTTTTGGTGAAGTGTATTTAAGAAAAGAAGGTGACGAGATTATTGAAAGTATATTTAAATATGATGATACTTATGAAATAATTAACAATGGTGCTGTGTATAACACACTTAGATTAAGAGGAAAGAAATTACTAACAGATAATCAAGTAAAAGCATTAGGTGAAGAAACAATAGTAACAAACCCTGGATATTTAAAAGAAAGACAAGGCTTAGATGTTACAGAAAAAGCTATTGTTGCAGACAAAATATTTGAAAAATTAAATATTAAAGGCATCTTTAATAGAAAAGAAAAGACTATGGAAATATTTAAACCTGCTGACAATACCATAATGCCAAATATGAACGAGTGGAGTTATACATCTGTATTAGACATGAATGATGTTAGAGCAAATATTGTAAGAAATATGAGTTTTGAAGACATACACCAAAGAGCAATAGAGTTTGCTATGGAAGCACAGACTAATCTATTGTTTAATTTAACAGAGCGTGGATATTTTGCACAAGCCTACAGAAGTGGTTTTGCTTTTTTTGAAGCATGGAGAGAATACGCAGGTAGGTATTACTTGTTAAGTAAAAACAATGTAAAAGCAGCGTATCAAATTGCAGAAGGTTATAGAAAAGGTGTAGAAAATAATGTTATCTTTAAAGATAAGTTTGGTGACAATTATCTTTTTATACCGACAGGTGGTACACCGTTAGATTCGTATGCAAAATCAAATGGTTTTGGCGAGTATTCTGAAGACGCATCAGTGCCTAGTGAAAGAGTTTACGCTAAAAGAAGTCTTAGACTAAGTGCTTTAGGCGTAGGTGGTGCAGGAGTACTACCATCTTTAGGTGCAGGTATGAGTATGCCAGTAGGTTTTTTATTAAGAGATAAGCCATCAGCTAAAAGATTTGTAGAACGATATATCATGGCAGGTTATAACTTACCTTTCAGTGGCAAAGGTGAAATAGATTTATTAGATATACCAGAAGAATTTATAAGAAGTGCTATACCTTCAGTAGCTCAGAACTGGTTTAACGCTATGGCAAAAGATTTTAACATAGCAGGTGTAGATGAAGATATATGGTTAGGTGCAACAACAAAAGCCTTTCAAATATCAGCACAGTTACACCCAGAGTTAGCTGATGATTTTGAAGCATTAGAAACTATTACCGAGCAGGTAAGAGAAAACATTTATACATTAATGGCATACGATAGATTTATAAGTCCGTTTGCACCAAAGCTAAATGTTCTTTATGCGATAGAAGGTAATCCTGCAACTTTTAAAAAATGGTACGATGAAGAAGGTTTTGATTCTGGTATTTTTTATAACAATATGGTTGAACTTGCAGCAATACATGGTTTTTTACCAATCAATGAGAAGCCAATGGGTAGCCACATTAGGACCAACACAAGGTGAATACTACGCATTAGTAGAAGTTGTAAGACTATTAGGTTTAGATAAATATGGTATACAAGGGTTTACATCTGCAGGTTTGCAACTAAAAGGTAAAGCTGTATCTGAAGCAGGTAGAGTACCAAGAACAACATTAGAATATGATTTTGTGTTATCACACCCAGAACTTGCAAAAGATTTTGGACCAGTATTAACTTACTTTTCTAGAAATCTAGATGAGGGTTTATTAGATTTTAGTGGTTACGAATCTTTACCTTTAGAGCTAGTAACACCTAAAAACGAACAAGAAATGTTTGCAGATGTACAAAAGTTTTTAGCTTCTGTAATTGGTAAAGCTATGAAAGAAGATAAGCTAAGAGAACTTGAAGCAACAGTAAAATATAAACCTGATTCTAATTTTGCAAACATTGTAAAAGCAGAAAACGCAAAGATTGATGCTTGGTTAGCGTCTATGTTTCCTATAGCTTATGGTAAGTCAGAAGCATACAACAGTGTTCTTGGTGGCGAAACTGCTGAACGATTAGACAATGATATAATGATAGATTATTTAACTAGAGCAGCAGAACATCCTGAGTTTGCACAGTTTGAATTAACTGGTTACTTACAAGAATATTTCGCTGAACGAACAAGAGCGTTAGATGCTATCAGAAAAAACAAAAATTATCCTAATATAGAACAAGCAGTTAATTATTTAAAAAACAATACATCACCTGGTGCAGATGCTGTTCGTCTAGAATTGCAAACACAAGCCTTTAAGATTATAGAAAAATACCCATTGTTTATGGTAGTATACGATGAAGTGTTAGTTAATGAAGTAGATAGATTTGGAGTAATAGATTAATGGTTAATTTCTTTATGCCTGAAAACATAACAGATGAGAAAGATGGTCAAAAAAGTGTAGGTCCATTAGACCTTATGCCTCCACAAGGTGACAATGCTCCAATCGGTATGGATGAAACTGGTGGTGACATATACGAAAATCTATTAAATATGTCTATGTTTTCAGACCCTAACAAATTATTAGGAACAGGATTTCAAAAAGAATACAGTGTATACAAAAAAGACGATGCAGGTAACATAGAATATGAAGCAAATACTGGAAACCCTATTGTTGAACCTATTTCTGCAGAGGAGTTTTTAACATCAGATAAATACCAAGTTGAAAGAAGAGATTTGTTTGGAACATCAGATGCTTTTTTAAATATATATTACACAAAAGATATAAAGAATCAATGGACTGCTTTAGATAAAGCACAAAGAATACCTCTTAAAAATGCTTTAGCTAAAGCAGGTCTAATAAATTTAAGTAAAACTTACGGTGCTAATTTAGATGCTGAAACCATGAAAGGCATCAAAAAAGCTATGGACTTTTCTATGGATAATAATGGTAAACTTTCTTGGGTTGCATCAACTACAATGATGGGAGAATTTTCCCAAGCGTATCAAGCAGGTAACACGACTACTTATGAATATAAAAACGAAGACTTAGAAGATTTCTATAACGGTTTTTTGAAAGAAGTAGAATTACGAAAAGGTGCACCTTTGTCTGAATATGAAACAAATTATTTTAGTAACAAATTTGCTAGTGGACCTGCTGCTCAATTTTTAGAAAGCGTTGATAACTTAGCTCCTGCTGTACCAGATACCTTATTGTCTACAGATACAGGAGAGTTTGCAGGATTTGTAGAAGGTACTCCTGCTGAAGAACCTGACACAAGTATCTTGACAGACACAGAAGATATACAAGATGAAGTCTTTGCACCTAGAGAAGAAGTAAGTAGACAAGCAGATATAGAAGATGATACTTTTTATAGAATACAAAAAAATATGGCAGGTCTATCTTCGGCACAATCTAGTACACCAATGAGGAGAGGCTAATGGAAGAAGTAGAAACGCAATATACAGTAGAACAAGTTAAAGAATTATTATCACAACAAGAGGTTCCAGGCGATGATGCTAGAATATTAATTGCTATTGCTTACTTAGAATCAAAATTTAAACATGGTATAGATGGTGATACTGACATTGATGATAAAGGTTTATGGCAAATTAATCCTCCAAGATATTTTACTGGAGAAAAACCAGACAATATGACTGTAGAGTTTTTTGAAAATCAAGGTAAGACTTTGTCATTAGAAGATTTTACTAAATCAGTTAAATATGATATTAAGTATGCAACAGCCTTTGCTGCACATATAGTTGACTACAGACGAAGAAATCCTAAATCTTATGGTCCAGACCCTTTTGATGCTTGGAAGACATACACAAAATATATAAAACCTAACATGTCAAGATTAGGAGCAGACAATGAATTGGTACTTATAGATGGGTTAGATGCAGAGATAACTAAAGCTGTAGATTACATTAAAAATTACAACCAAATATCTTTCGGCAATATTGATGATGTTCCTGTTACTACAACAGTTCCACCTACAACTACGACAGTACCACCTACAACTACAACTACAATACCTGAAGATACAGAAATTGATACAACATCAAGAAGTGCAGGGATAACTAATCAATTTGGTAAACCACCAAGAGAAAGAGATTTTGAACAATCAGATTTTTATAAATTATTAAACCCTATGTTTGACTCACCTACGGAACCAGACAGACCTTTAAGGTCGGATATGAGTTTAGTAGATAAAGGTAATGAAGCATTTAGTAATATTCCTGTAGGTCCTATTACACAAAAAATAAGAGATGGTAATACACCAATACAAATGTTGATAGATAGAATGGTATCTAGTATTAATGAAAAAAGAACACAGAAAAATCTAGAACCAATACAACAACAACAACCGAATACCAGAAAAACAATGTCGAAGGAAATAGAAGAAGCTATTAGATTACTTGGTGGATAATGGTAGAAGACGACAACTTTATCCCTGACGATAGTGAGCTAGAATTTTTAAAGCAGGAACAAGACACTGCTTTATTTAATAAAGGATATGACGAACCTATAGATAATAAATTTTTGTGGAATTATATTGGTGGAAGGCAAATGGGTTATGGTGGTGATGAATTAAAAATTATTGAAGATACAGCTTTTAGCGAAATTATGGATTACATGGACGCAAATGATATCCATTATAGTGAAATAGATGTATACGATTTTATACCAGAAAATAAAAGATTATCACCATATTTAATTTTTCAACTAGGTCAAAGAAATGAATATTACACAAATGATTTAATAGAGTATATGATTTCAGTTACAAGAAGAACACCATCAGGTGTTTATGATTTTGATTTGGATGAAATTATAGATGCTCCACCTAGTCATTACATGGCAGAATATGCACTTAAAGGTGCAGATGCACAAGGACCAGAACAAAAATTAATACAACAAGCAAAAATAATTAGTGGAGAATATACAGAAGGTGATTTAAAAAAATTAAAATTTAAAAAGTTTTTTGAAAAACAATCTCTTTACAATAAAGCAAGTGATGTAAAAATAAAATTTGTAAACAATTTATTTCCTGGTGGTTCTTACGAAGCATACTTAGATGAAAGTCACAGACGAAATATGGAGAAAATGGGTATGACTCCAGAAGGTGACTGGTTGCCAGAAGTAAAAGAAAACCTGATAATAAAATCTACTGATGCAGATGGCAAAGTTACATACACAGATTTTTATGGAGAAGAAGTTAGTCCTGATGACCCAAGAATAAGTGATGAATCTAAATTTGATGATATAGTTAAAGACTTAGAAACACCTCCTGAAAATTTAACAGAAGAACAAAAAGTTAAAAAATTATATGATAATGGTGCAATATCAGAAACAGAGTATAAACAAGCATTAAAAGGCGAAGGCATTTTTGCAATCACACCTACAAATGTAGTAGATGATGGTATAGAGTTATATCATTCTATATCTAAAGGTGAAACAGTAAATAAAAAGTTTCACGCAGGAACTTACAATGCAGCTTTAGATAGAGCAAGTCAATTTTATGGTGGTGAACAATTATATAAAATAGCCAATGATAATTTAAATTTTATACAAGAACAAGTCAATGATTTAGTTAGTGAATTATCAGAACAAGTAAGTTTTGAAAAAGTAGGAGATTTTTATGAAGTAACAGATGGTATGGTTACGAGAGAAATAACTATTACATTACCAACAGGCGTAGAAGCAGATTTCAACATTGTTGCAGAAACTTCTAATAATGATTTAACTGTAAAATTTCAAGATTTAGATGGATATGATGGTGAAGAAATATATAGTGAAACATTGTGGGATATAGAAAATGAACCTAATAGTTTAAAAAGTTCTACATCTACTATAAATATTATTGATGATGAAAATGTTGCTGCAGGATTTTTAGATGAATTAGGTTTAAAAAGTCAAGCAGGAGATTTTAATTTAAGAAATGGTTACGATTTATACAAAGTAAACATAAAACCTGGTGCAAATGTAGTAAACATACCAAATACAGCAATATTTGTAGAGTTCGGTATAGAAAAAGAAATGAGTGCAGATTTTATACAGGGGTTTATAGAACGACCAGGTGATGTAAATCAATATACAAATGTAACACAAATAAAAATTGATGGTAAAACATACGATATAACAAATGATTTTACATCAGCACAAGCATTACAAAAACATTTTAAAGATGCAGATGTATTAGTTTATACCAATGACATAGAAGATGTTGGTAGTAAATCATACATTTTTATGAATGAAAACTCTTATGGATTAGAAAAAATAGATGATGCACAATTTAATATTGATGTTGCAAATAAACATATTAAAAATAACCCATACGCAACAGTGTCCAAATTAGCCAGAGAAGAAGCGTTTACAAAACCTGAAAGGTATCAAGTTTTAATAGATGCTTTACTAAATGAAACAGACACACCTACAAATGTAGCAAGTTCTTATCATTACAATGTAGAAATGGTAGATGGTTATCCTATTAACCAAAACCCAGAAAATTTTTGGACAAACCCAGAGGATGCAATTTTTGGACAACAATATAAAATAGATGAATTTATAGACGAACTTATTAGATTAAATGCTCCTATTAAAAATCATCCAGTAATGCAACAACTAATTAAAATGATGCCGAACATAGACCCAAATGCAGGAGCAGCTACTTTAATACAAAATTTAGATGACCGTCCTACAAATCCTTTTGGTGTTTTTTCAGATAAAAGAGATTTTACTAACAAGATAGGGGAATCTTTATATACAAGATACACAGTTAGAAATTATTTTAACAACACAGACACTGTGGATTTTATTGAAAATACATTAATACCTGCCTTAGAAAATAAAACATTAAGTAAATTTGATGATGTTAACAGAACAAACTTATCTAAATTTATATATTATCTACATCATTTTGAAACCTCAGGTGCTTTTGATGCCTATGATTCTAAAGCAGACATTATTAAAAAAGTTATATATGGTGATGTACCTGTTATGGAAACAGGTGTAGATTTTAATACTAACTCTATAAATCAAGAAATTGATTTATTAAACATAGCAGGTGTAGACAAAACTGTAGTCGATTTAGTAGTAGATAATCAAATTGAAATTAAAAACATTATGCAAACACATTTAGCTAAAGTACAAAATTCATACCTTCCT